GATCAATCCTAGGGGCATTTTTTGACCCTAACCCATAGGACACCCCCACCCATGACCGAAACCCCCCTCAAACCCCTGAAAATCCCTGTTCCCGGCACACTGGCCGAACGGGTCAGGCACACCCTCGAACGCTTGCACCTTGACGACACACGGGGCGCTGAATATCTGGGTGTACCCGTCTACACCGTGCGAAAGTGGATCACGGGCGAACGTGAGCCGGGCGCTGCTGTGGCCCGTCTGCTCGATGTGCTGGGCATGGTTGAAGCTATGGCCCCTGCGCTTCACGGGTCGTTTATGCCATCGGAATCCGTTCAAGTGAAGAAATCCCGAACCAAGAAGGAGATCACCAAATGACCAAAGAAGAAGCACTCGACTTGGCGCTTAAGGCGTTGGAAACTTGTGAAGTGGCATGGCCCGGCACTATATTTAAAAGCAAATATTTTGCTGAGGACGAGGTAAAAGCCGCTATCACCGCCATCAAGCAAGCCCTTGCCATCGACAAGATGGCAGATAACGCCAGAGATTTGGGGTTGGACTATGAGCCTGTACCGGAAAACTTCATGGATGCATTGAGGTTTGATGTGGCTATGCGTGATGCAGCACAGCGGCCTTGGGTTGGGCTGACGGATGAGGAGCGCAAAAAACTTTGGCGAGATGTAGTTAAGTGGGATGACCCATCGCATGATGATGTGGACTTAATGGAAGCCATCGAAGCCAAACTCAAGGAGAAGAACCATGACCCAATGTAAACACCGCTGGCTGTTGACCCCCTCGCCACACCGCACCCAGTACCACTACCAGTGCGCCCGATGTGCCCAAGTGGCATGGACCACGCTTAAGGAGAAGGCAGAATGAGCAACACAAACACAGGTGGTTCAGCGTTTCCAACAGGCACAGGCGTGACGCCATACAACCCCGGCATGACCCTGCGCGACTACTTTGCGGCCAAGGCGATGCAAGGAATGATGGTTGACGGCATACATGAAAATGACTTTGCTTGGGCCTCTGCACAGGCCTACAAATTGGCCGACGACATGCTGAAAGCGAGGCAAGCATGACCCACTGTAACGACTGCAACCGACCCCGACTGCCTGAAGGCGGGGTGCAGATGTCACCGACCCGGTGGATCTGTGCCCAGTGTTGGCGCAAATTCTTTACCAGCTAGGTAAATCAAAAAAGGGGACCACTGGTCCCCTTTTTTTATTCGTCCATGTCCGGGGTGTACCCCTTGACCAGCTTGCGCTCTTTGCCCTTGTCGTAGGCATGGCGGTAAATGTAATCCGCATGGCGCTGTTTGGCCTTGAGCACCTGCTCCCGGTAGTCCTTGAACATCGTGGGCAGCGTGGGGTTGATGGCCCACATCGCCCGGTGCTTGTGCAGTTCCTCCTCGATCTTCACAGCCCACCCGGCCTGCTCCAGCACCAGCATGGCGTCCATCACCGCTTGATCTTTTTGCCATTCGGTCTTGCCGTCCAGCTTACGCCGTGCTGACCGCTTCAAGGTGCGCAGGTCGATCATGGTTATGTCGGCGCTGTTCTGAATGATGTGGTCGATCACCCACTGGTCAAAGTCGTTGTTGATCGCACCACCCACCTCGCCCAGTGCGTAGCGGTAGGCCGGGATCACGTAGCCGCGCACAAACGAGATCACCCTGTTGACAACATCGGGCGTAACCTGTGGGCTGAATGGGGACTCGATGACGTGGAACAGCAGGATCAGACGGCCAGCCAAGCCCTCCAGCTTACCGAAAGCTGTCATGTACTCAGGCCCGCTGTCCAGCACCCTCTCGTCCTGTTTGGCCTCCTCGTACCATGCTTGGAAATCCCGAAACACGGTGTACGCCTCGGGCGACAGTTGGTAGGTCTGTGGGGGCAGCGCGTAGGTCAGGCGCAGGGTGTTCTCCCACGCTGCGGCGCTGGTCAGGTACTCGGGCACCGGCTGGCCCAGCTTGGTCTTGCTACCTCGCAGGATGGCGGGGATAAAGCGTTGCAGCAGGCCGTCAGCCGACAGGGGTGCCACGCTGGCCCGGAACACCGCTGGCTGGATGTTCCCGTAGATGCTCACGGCCAAGTTCTCGCAGTGGATGGACCCAGCGCCCACCCGGTCCATCTCGTAGTGCTCTGACTCGTAGCTGACAACCCACGCAGAGCGATCCTCGCCGCTGGTCTTGTCTGTCAGCTTTCGCACCCAGCTATTCATCTCATCGAGGTGGCACAGCAGGCCACGGGGCCGGTCTGCCGCTTGGCGCACCAGCTTCTGACTCGTGATGTCGCTGACCGTGATCTTGAGAGGCACGGGCTGGGGTGGCATCTCGGGGACAAGCGGGGCTTGGTCAGCACCCAGCAGGGCATCGGGCGATGATGACCATTCGAGGAAGCCCTTTTTGGCCGAAGCATAGGCCGCTTCCTTACCCTCCCAGTCGAGTAGTTCCTTGCCGTAGCGGGGCCGATCCTCGGCCTCGATGTTCTTCAATGGCGACAGCATAGGCCGCGATCCGGGTGACTTCTTGTCCGCTGGGTCGCCCAAAGTCATGAGCCACAGCACCGGGGGCACCTTGAACCCCGGCATGAGTTCCAGCCGAATGCGGGCATCAATCACCCCGCAGACAGCGGCCAACCCAGCGAACAAAGGGACCAAAGGGTCACAGCCCACGCTTTCCGAAATCTCAGTGGATCGGGTCTTGAGGATGTTGGGCCACAGTGACAGGTCCATCTCGGGTGGCTTGGGCCGCAGGCCATCGAGCACGTTGATCGGCTCCATCACGGGTGTCTCAACCTTGCTGAACAACTCGGACGCATCGGGTATGGGCCGCTGCCAGCCGTGGGACTTGGCGATGTGGAAAAGTGTCCCCAACTTGACAGCGGTGGCCTTGTCGGGCTTGAAGCTGATCCACTGGGTCAGGATTTCACGCTCCCCGGGGTACTTGGTCTGGGCCGTGGCGCTCCACTCGTTCCACAGCGACAGCGACTGCTCAAGCTGGTCGGTCTGGGTGCCTGCCCAGTGCAGGGCCATGCCGATGCTGACCCACTCATCCCGGGTGCAGTCAGCAGGCACAGCATCGAGTGCTTGCCTGATCTCCTCCCATGAGGCGTCAATCGAGCCGTCCGTGGCGATGGTGCGCTCTTGGTCCTGCGCCAGCATCCCACTCCACAGGTCCAGCAGGGCTTGGGGGATGACCGGCATCCGGGTCCAGTGGCCGTGGCCCGCCCAGTGGTAGGGCTGGCGTGTCTCGGGATGGATCGACGGGGGCAGCACATCCTGCACCGTGAGGCCGCTGACCGTGGCGCAGCGCAACTCGTAGGCTGTGATGCCGCTGTGCATGATCTTCTTCGACGGTAGCGCAGCGCCGAACGGCATCACATACAGCAGCTTGCCGTGCCCGGGCTTGCCCGAGTTGATCACCACGGCGTCAGGCGCATCGTAGAGGGCTTGCAGGTCAATGCCGTGCTCGGCCAGCAGGCTGGTAGTCACGGTCCAGTTGTCGATGTCAAGGGCCATCGTGCCGCTGTACGCATGGGCCAAGCCGATGCCGTAGCCGTGGGGCAGGTCGCCTTGGGCCTTAAGGGCGTTCTGTTTGAGGTTCCAACCCGGGGTGCGTGGCCCCTTGGTGTTGGCTGGGATAGGCACAAGTGACCAGCCGTGTCTGATGTAGGCGTCAACTGACGCAGGATGAGATTGCACAGTCTGTGGCGCTGTCATAGAATGGACCCGTTGGTGATAGCAGTTGCCGACGATTTCATGAATGTCTCCTTTTAAGCCTCGGTCTAACCACCGGGGCTTTTCTTTTTCCAAAAATAATTTCAAACCAGTTGCACAATAGTATCACAGCCGTGCTACACTGCGTCATCGGTCAAGGAAATTATTTATGACATCACCCAAATCCAAATCAGCGTTCATGACTGTCCGAGTGACAGACAAGACGCGCACCAAGTTTCATGAGAAAGCACGAAAGCTAGGGACACCGAGCGAAGTGCATCGTGAAATCGTCGAGGCTTTCGTTGAAGACCGCCTCACAATCCAACCCCCTGTAATCCGTAACCCTCTGGAGAAACTCTATGTCACTCGAACTCAAGATTGAAGCCCTGACCGCTGCCGTGGTTGCCCTGACTGCCAAGCTGGAGTCCAGCAATGTAGCAGCACCCGCACCTGTTGCACCAACACCCGCACCTGTGGTACAAGCTGCCCCCGTTCCTATGCACATCATTGTGTCAGCAGAGGATGCTAAGAATTACCCTGTTGGTACATCAATGGCAGCACCCGTGGCCGCTGCTCCAGCCATGCCAGCGCCTCCCACATTTGTTGCCCCTGTGGCCGCACCTGCTCCCACTGGCGCACCATTCTCGGACGGCAAAGGTCTGATCGACTATGTGATGGGTGCCTACAAAGCACTCGGCCCACAAAAGGGTGCCCTGATTCAAGGCGTCTTGACTGGTCTGGGCTACCAGAACATCAACGATGTGAAGCCCGAGCACTATGCTCAACTGCACTCTGGTGTTGAGGCACTGAAGTGAGCGATCACGCCAAGCTGTCCCCATCGAAGCGCAGCCGCTGGGCCTTGTGCCCCGGCAGCATTCGAGAGGAGGCCAAGTACCCTGACACCGGTAGCGGCCCCGCTGCTGCCGATGGTACACACTCGCACACGCTGCTGGAATACTGCATTCAGAACGACCGCTTCATTGACCCAATGACGCAAGTCGGTGCCAAGTTTGAAGACCACGAGGGTGACTTTGTGGTTGACGCTGGCCGAGCCGAACGAGTCAAGGTCGCTGTTGATTACATTCAGAAGTGCAAGGTCGAACACTTTGGCTATTGCAAAGTGATCACCGAGACTCGTGTGGACCCCGAGCACCTGCTGGGTCGCTCCGACCTGTCGGGCACTGTGGACGTGCAGATCCTTGGTGGTGACACCATCGAACTGATCGACTACAAGGACGGCATGGGTGTCGTCACAGCCGAAGGCAACATGCAGCTTGAACAGTACGCCTACGGGGTGCTGGCTGGCTTTAAGCTGCCCGTCAACGGTGACTACCCGTACAAGACGGTTCGCATGACCATCATCCAGCCCAAGCTGGCGCTGCGTGGGATGCCTGCTATTACATCGCATGATGTTTCTGTGCGTGATTTGCTCAACAACATGGGTACAATCATCGCTCAAGCTGCTGCCACTGACAAACCAGATGCGCCGCTTGTACCGGGTGAAAGTCAATGTAAATTCTGTCGTGCGAAAGGCTCTTGCGCCGCGCTGGCAAGTAACGTAATGAAGGAGGTCGGGATCATGTTCCAGCCTGTCGTAACGCAAACACTCGATGTCGCACAGCAAAGTGCCGATAAAGATCCATCCACGATGGACGATGCCCAGATCGCTCAGATCATGGAAGCTGCTCCCCTGATGCGCCAACTCCTCGAAGGTGTTGAAGCCGAAGCCCTGCGCCGCCTGCAAGCTGGTCAGACCATCCCCGGCCTCAAGCTGGTCAATGGTCGTGGCTCCCGCGCATGGGCGTTGCCTGAAGCTGAGATGGCCGAGAAGCTGGTCAAGATGGGCATCCCCAAAACTGCGATCTACGAAACCAAACTCGTCACCCCTGCCAAGGCTGAAAAGCTGACGTGGGAAAAGCGCGATGGCACAAAGGTCACACTGACCGAGCGCCAGTTAAAGCGCATGGACCAAGAGTACGTGTCCAAGTTGGCTGGCAAGCTGACTGTGGCCCCTGAGTCTGATAGCCGTCCTGCGGTTGTCACGAACGCTGCACCGTTGTTCAGTGCAGTGGAAACCCCCGCCGAGCTTCCCGCTTGGCTCTTGTAATCATTGAAAGGTAATTGTCATGTCCGAAATCATTTTCTTGTCGAATGTCCGTTTGTCCTTCCCCCATCTCGCTGAACCACAAAAGCAGATGAACGAGGCCACCGGCAAAGAACGCATCTCGTATAACTGCGAGTTCATCATGCCGCAGGACCACGCTGGCTTTCAGCAGTTCATGGCGCGTTACGGTGCTCTGGCACTGGAGAAGTGGAAAGAACACGCTCAAGCTGTCATGTCCATGATCCAGAACGATCGCAAGACCCGCTGCTTTGGTCGTGGTGAGGAGAAGGTCAATAAGAAGACTTTCCAGCCTTATGACGGCTACGCTGGCAACGTGTTCATCACCGCAGGCCGCGACACCGCGCCTCAGATGATTCAAGCCGATGGTCAGCCCATCGACCCAACCAACACGATGGCGTATCAGCAGTTGGCCCGCAAGATGTACGGCGGTTGCCGTGTCAACGCTGCGATCAAGCCTTGGCCTCAAGATAACAAGCATGGCCGTGGTATCCGCTGCGACTTGATCGCTGTCCAGTTCGCCGCTGATGACACACCATTCGGTGAAGGTGCTGTTGACGCATCGGGCATGTTCGGTGCTGTGGCCGGTGCTCCCGCTGGCATGTTCGCACCTGCTGCTGCCCCAGCGCCAGCAATGCCCGCCGCACCGTTTGGCGCACCTGCCAAGATGCCTTGGGAAGCGTAATCATTGAATCGGGGCTGAAAGCGGATGCTGCGTAGTGCCGTCACGGACTCTAGAGCGCAGTGCAGCGAGTAAGCCCCACCTCACCCGGTAACCGTAATGAGTAACGACTATGTATTCGACATCGAAACCTATCCCAACGTGTTCACGCTGGCAGTGGAACACGCAGAAGCACCTCTGCACTGGATGTTCGAGATCAGTGACCTACGCAACGACAGTCGTCAGATCGTTGAGTTCCTCCAGTTCCTCAAGGACACCGACTCACGCATGGTCGGCTTTAACAACTTGGGGTTCGATTACCCTGTGATTCACACCCTTGTTCGCATGGGTCAAAGTGATGCCAACACGCTGTACCAAAAAGCAATGGCGATCATCAACTCGCAAGACGATGATATGTCGAAATGGGCGCATCAAATAAACCCATCTGACCGATATGTCGAACAGATCGACCTGTTTAAGATTCACCACTTTGACAACCGCGCCCGATCCACCAGCCTCAAGGTGCTTGAGTTCAACATGCGCAGTGACAGCATCGAAGACCTGCCATTCCCCGTGGGCACCGTGCTCAACCGTGAGCAGATCGAAGTGCTCAAGTCCTACAACAAGCACGATGTGGCGCAGACCAAAGCGTTCTATCACCACACGCTTGACATGATCCACTTCCGTGAAGAACTGACGCGCAAGTACGCTCGGGACTTCATGAACCACAACGACACCAAGATCGGCAAAGACTACTTCACCATGAAGCTGGAAGAAGCCGGTGTTGCCTGCTACGACTTTGGCCCCAAGGGTCGCACACCCCGGCAGACCAAGCGCCCGGTGATCCACCTCAAGGACGCCATCCTGCCGTGGATCAACTTCGAGCACCCTGAATTCAATCGAGTGATGAATTGGCTCAAGGCTCAGACCATCACTGAAACCAAGGGAGTCTTCAATGACCTCACCGCTGTCGTCAATGGATTTACTTTTGTGTTTGGTCTGGGTGGCATTCACGGTTCAGTGGAGTCGGAAGTCATCGAGTCTGACAGTGAATATGTCATTGTTGATCTTGATGTCACTTCTTACTATCCGAATCTGGCTATAACGAATGGGTTTCACCCGGCCCATCTCGGAAAAGAGTTTGTCAGCATCTACAAGCACCTGTTCGAGCAGCGCAAGCAGTACCCCAAGAAGTCCGCAGAAAGCGCAATGCTGAAGCTAGCGCTGAACGGCGTCTATGGTGACAGCAACAACCAGTTCTCGATCTTCTACGACCCGCTGTTCACAATGAGCATCACGCTCAACGGCCAACTGCTGCTGTGTCTGCTGGCCGAGGGGTTGATGCACATCCCCGGTCTGCGCTTGATCCAAGTGAACACTGACGGCCTGACTGTGCGTGTGCCCCGCAGCCACAAGATGCTGGTCGATCTGGCCCGCGCTGCATGGCAGTCACGCACCGGGTTGAACCTTGAAGAAGCTGTTTACAAGGCCATGATGGTGCGCGATGTCAACAACTATATCGGCGTGTTTGAGAACGGCAGCACCAAGCGCAAAGGCGCATATGAGTACAACATGGGCTGGCACCAGAACGCTGGTGGTCTTGTGATTGCCAAGGTGGCCGAGAAGGTGCTGGTCGAGGGTGCGCCCATCCGCGAGACAGTCGAGCAGTGGCCCGACATCATGGACTTCATGCTGCGCACCAAGGTGCCCCGGTCTAGTCACTTGGGCATTGAGCGTGACGGCGTGACCTCGCAGTTGCAAAACACCACGCGCTATTACATCGCCGAGGGTGGTGGTCGCCTGTTCAAGTGGATGCCACCACTGGCGAAGAAGCCCGGTGAATGGCGAAAGATTGGCGTCGAGTCAGGCTGGGGCGTACAGCCTTGCAACGACATCAAGGACGCAGGCAAGCTGCCTGTCGATTTCGATTATTACGTCAGAGAAGTGGAGAAACTATGTCTCAGTTTGAAGTGACAATGGAAGAAAATGAAGCGTTTGACGCACTGGCTAAACAGGTTGCTGGCAACCACTACAAGGACTTGCCGATCCAGCCGGTTGAATACATCCATGCCAACGCGATTGGGTACTTTGAGGGCAACGTGATCAAGTACGTTTCCCGCTGGCGCAACAAGAACGGTATCGCTGATCTTCAGAAGGCCAAGCACTACATTGAGTTGCTGATTGAACTGGAAAACCGCAAAGAAGACGAGAGGTGTCAAGGTGCTGGAAAAACAAATTGAAGCCAAGGTCTGCGACTACGCCAAGGCCAAGGGCATGATGGTCTACAAGTTCACCAGCCCCGCCCGTGCCGCTGTGCCTGACCGCCTGTTCATCCTGAACGGTCGGGTGTTCTTCATCGAGTTCAAGCGTGAGGGTCAGAAGGCCACACCTGCGCAAGAGCGTGAGCACCACAGGCTGCGCCAACAGTCGATCAATGTGTTCGTGGTGGACAACGTGGACGCCGGTAAGGAGTGCATCGACACCATGTGCGGCTTGATTGACGTGGGGGTTGTATGAACGCAAAGCAAATTTTTGAAAAAGCGAAGCGCCGCGAGATTCGATTAGTTGTATGCGATGGATATGTGACGAGTGTTGCAGATGGTGATAGGCACTACATTGGACCTGCGTCATTGCTGCATTTGTACGGTGTTCCTCACGGTGTACCGTATGTCATGTACCCATCACGCAAAGACGAGTTTTTTGGATGGCGTGATTTACCGATTGATGTTCAACTCGTTCCGCTTCGCAATGGTGACTACAACATTGAGAAAGCGTATGAAAGATCGGTGGGTGCACATGCTGACACCTGACCTGCTCCACGGCTACCAGCAAAAGGCTGTCAACTTCCAGTCCACGCATCCTCACT